AGGAAAACAAGGGCTGGGCGTGCTGGATCTCTACTCCCCGAGGACGCAATCATCTACTTCAGCTCTACCAGCACGCCACCCGGACAAGAGGCTGGTTCTCCGAGATCCTCACCGTCGACGATACCTCTGCTCTCTCACACGAGGCTGTTGCCGAAGCCTTAAGCGAATATCAAAGCCTCTACGGCGAGGACGCCGGCACTGCGATGTTCGAGCAGGAAATGATGTGCTCGTTCAACGCGGCGCTGCTCGGCACCTTCTACGGTCGCGAGATGCACGATGTGCGCAGCGAGGGCCGCATCCTCGACGTCGAGGCGCTCGCGGACCGATCTGTTGAAACCTGCTGGGATCTCGGCGTCGGCGACGACACTTCTATCTGGTGGTTTCAGAGCCAGGGCGCGCAGCTCGTGCTGCTCGACCACTACGCGGCCAGCGGCCACGGCCTCGAACACTACCTCGAACAGATCGAGAAGCGCGAACGCATGCACGGCTGGAAGCGCGGCAGCGCCTACGTGCCGCACGACGCCAAGGTGAAGGAGTGGGGCAGTGGACGCACAAGAGTGGAGACAATGTCATCGCTTGGCCTCAAGCCTGTACTCGTACCTCTTGCAACGATCGACGACGGCATCAACGCCGTCAGACGAACGCTACCGCTATGTGTGTTCCATCCTCGTTGCGAGGATGGCGGAATATCTGCGCTCGAACAGTACCGACGCGAGTGGGACGACGATAAAAAATGCTTCACTCCAAAGCCTCTACACGACTGGTCATCCAATCCAGCTGACGCTTTTCGATATTTGAGCCAGAGCTGGCGCCCGGCGCCGCTCAAGATCGTCAGGCAGCCAATACAGAGTGGCTGGCGCATTCCGCCGCCGAACGAGAGCCGCCGCGGAGGGCTGCTGCTGTGAAAGACAAACGCTGCCCGTTCTGCTGTTCGATGCAGCTGGAAAGCTGGGAAGGCATGCGCGGCGTCGCGATCGAGTGCAATCGCTGCGGCGCGACCGGCCCGCAGGCGTTGACCGAGGACGAGGCGTTGCTGTGGTGGAACGAGGCGCCGCGGCCCAACAACGCCAAGATCATGGCGCAGCGCGGCCGCTACAGCGCGCGGCTGCGATCGATGAAGCGCCAGCTCAAGCGCGAGGAAGCCGAGGCCAAGGCCGCACGCGAGGCGATCGAGGCGCCGAAACGCAAGCGCGACCGTGAGTATGCGACATGGGCCAAGCAGCGCGAGGCGTGGCTGCGCGCGCCGGTGGATAAGGATACAATCCAATGACCGAAGCGCAGTGCGACATGGCCTTCAGGCTGGTCTCGTGTTTGTATGTGGATAAGCATGTCCCATTTGAGCACGTCCGCATAGGGGGGCATGAATTTCTATTCCCGCCACGGCTCAATTACAGCCCGTCCACAGCCCGCGTCGCCTGCCCTGAACCTAGCGCCCTGCTCCATTCGCCGGATCAGATCGTCGTAAAGCTCAATCCCGGTCGGGTGCATCTTCTCGCGGGTGCTGATGAAAACGCGGGCATGTTTCAGGGTGGTCAAGGCTTCCGCGAGCAGCTTCATTTTCTCATGAACGGGGTGATCCTTGTATTTTGCCCCGTGTTCCATATCGTCGAGCGTTTCTTCGTAAGGCATGGCTCAACTCCGCCCCGTGGCACAGCAACCAAGTCGCCGGGCGCGTTCGCCGGGAAAATGCTTGTTAATTCCATTCATTATTGCGCGATCAAGCTGGGCTGGATCGGTTCCAAAAACCGTGATGCCGCTCGCATCCTTTACGCAAACATAGCCGCCATTATTCAGGGCGTACTGGTTAGCACGGCGGGTCGCGCCGTCCAAGTCTTTCGCGCATTCGAGATGGTACCAAAACGGGCGGTCGCCGATTTGTGTGTGCTGGATTGTGTAGGTCATCTGTTTCATGCTTATCCGGTTAACGCACACAAACGATGAAACCGACTACATCTAGAGGCACAAAATGGCATTCGGAGATCAAGCACCAGAGGACAAATTGGCAAGCGCGCAGGCATCCTACGATAAAGCTGTTAGGGAGAAAGCGAACGCCGATTTGGCGGTGAATGAAAAATATAGGGTCGTTGTCGCGGCGCGCGAGTATCTGGAACAGGCCAAGCGCGAAGCCGCTGCAGCAATCCCGGTTGATCGAACGGCCGTCCAACTATCGGGCGGAGGCCCAGTTACCGATGACCACCGTGAAACCGGCCCCAATGGGATGCAAAAAGGTTACATCGTGTTGGCCCCCGATGAACGCGCAAGAGGCTTTGTACGCCCGCTGCGGGACGCCTACAGGCATCTAAAGTGCGGCAAGATCACAACAATGAGCCGCGACATTGCCGCGACGTATGCCCGTGATCCGACGTTCTACAGTGGTACATTCTGCACCACCTGCCGGGGCCATTTCCCGGTTGGCGAGGGCGGCGAATTTACTTGGTACGAAAATGATGGCTCGGAAGGGCCGAAGGTCGGCACCTAAGCGGCGAGTGGCTGCCTATGGTCAAGAAGGACACACCATGACCGACACCGCAGCTGCCGATCGCGATGACGTCCGCCACGACGATCTGGAGTTTGACGTCGACATTCAGCCCGCCAAGAAAAGCAAGGCGTGGCTGAACCGTCTGGAGGAGAGCGAGGGCGCGTTCGACCGCTGGCACGACCACTGCGACAACATCGACAAGGTCTATGCGAGCCTCGAACGGCTGGCCACCAACAGCAGCAACGGCCGCGCCATACGCGACCGCGAGTTTGCGATGTTCTGGGCCAATTGCGAAGTCATTAAACCCACGATCTACGCGAGCGCGCCGGTGCCCGTCGTCACACCGAAGTTCAAGGACCGCCGCCCGGTGTATCAGGCCGCCTCCGAGGTGATGGAGCGTTGCTGCGTGGTGGCGTTCGACCTGATCCGCATCGACGATCTGATGAAGCTGGTGCGCGATGATCTCGCATTGATCGGCCGCGGCGTGCCGTGGTGCAGATATGAAAGCAAGGGCGACGGCCACTACGCCTCTGAACGTGTCTGCATCGACTTCAAGGGCCGCCGCGACTTCCTGCATTCGCTCTCGGCAAACTGGAGGGAAGTCACGTGGGTCGCCGCGGCCAGCTACCTGACGCGCAGCGAGGCACGCAAGCGGTTTCGCAAGCACAGCGGCGATACGTATCAGCAAGCCGAGTACAAGGTCGACAGGGAAGCAAAAGAGATCGGCGGCGGCGACAATCGCGAGCGCGCAAAATTCTGGGAGATCTGGTCGAAGGGCGACAAGAAAGTCATCTGGGTCGCCCACGGCTGCGAGGACATTCTCGACGAGGCCGATCCTCACCTCGAGCTGCAGAACTACTTCCCGTGTCCACGGCCCGCGTATGGCACGCTGCAGCGTGGCAGCCTCGTCCCCGTCCCTGATGTCATGCAGTACAAGGACCAGCTGGATGAAATCAATCTGCTGACCAGCCGCATTCACGCGCTCAGTGACGCGCTGGAGGCCAAAGGATTTTATCCCGCTGGCGGCGCCGAGCTGGCCGAGGCGGTGCAGGCCGCGGTGACGACGCATACCTCAGGCCGCATGCTGGTGCCGATCTCGAACTGGGCGGCTTTTGGTGGAACGAAAGAGATCATTGTCTGGATCCCGATCGACATGATCGCAAGCACCATCACCGCGCTGGTGATGCTCAGAAAACAGATCATCGAGGACATCTACCAGATCACCGGCATGGCCGACATCATGCGCGGAGATACCGACCCCAACGAGACGCTCGGCGCGCAGCAGCTCAAGAACCAGTACGGAACGACAAGGATCCGCGACAAGCAGAGCGAGCTGGTACGCGTCGCGCGCGATCTGGTCGAGATCGCCAGCGAGATCATCACCGAGAAGTTCGATGACGTCACCATCGTCGAGATGAGCCAGACCCAGCTGCGCACGCAGGCAATGGTCGAGAAGGACGTTGAACAGCTAACTCAACAGCTGCAGCAGATCCAGCAGCAGGCGATGCAGCAGATCCAGCAGGCCAAGCAGCAACCGCAACAGCAATTGCCTCCGCCACAAAACGGTTCAGGCGCACCGCCGTCTGCTGTCCCCGGTGCGCCCAGTGCTGCGCCGGGTCAACCTCCAAGTGATCCGGCGCAGCAGATCATCCAGCAGGCGCAGCAGCAAATGCAGTCCGGCATGCAGCAATTGCAGCAGCTGCAGAACGAGGTCACGATCGAGCAGGTGCTCTACTTCCTAAAAGACACAAGAGCGAAGTCCTTCACGCTCGACATCGAGACTGACAGCACCATCATGGCGGACGAGGACGCCGAGAAGCAGCGCCGGACCGAGTTTACGCAGGTACTCGGCGGGCTGCTGCCGCAGCTGGCGCAGATGATCCAGGCCGATCCCAAGACCGCGCAGTTCTGTGGTGAAGTTTTAAAGTTTGCGACCGCGCCGTTCCGCGCCGGCCGCTCGCTCGACGGCGCGATCGACGACCTCGTCGAGCAGATGAAGGACAAGGCAAACCAGCCGCAGGCCACCGATCCGGCCACCCAGCAGGCGCAGACCGCGCTGCAGATCGAGCAGATGAAGCAAAACACCGCGCAAGCGAAGAACCAGCAGGATCTGCAGATCGCGCAGGCCAAGCTGCAGCAGGAGAACCAGCACAAGCAGTGGGAGCTGGCGACGCAGCGGCAGATCGCGCAGATGAAGGTGCAGGGCGACAGTCAGGAGCAGCAGGTCGACATGGCGGTGCAGGGCCAGAAGATGCAGGAGAGCAGGGAAGCGCACCAGATGACGCTGCAGAAGGCGCAGATCGACATGCAGACCGCGCAGCAGAAGGCGGCGCTGATGCAAAGCCAGCACGCCATGAAGCAGCAGGACATGGCGGCGCGTCAGGGCGAGCGGCAGGAGGCGATGCGGATGCGGCAGATGACACAGCGGCCGCCGGGAGCGATCTGATGGGCGCACGCGATGCCATCGCCAAACTGATCAGCGGCGGCATCCGCGCCTTCCACTCGTCGCCGCACGACTTCGAGCGGTTCGACCTGTCGAAGATCGGCACCGGCGAGGGTGCGCAGGCCTACGGTCACGGCATCTATGCCGCCGAGAACCCGGCGGTGAGCGGGCAGGGCGGCACTTATTGGGATCAGTTCATAGGGCGTTTTGGAGGCGACGAGGGTGCTGCGGCACGTTTGCTCCGCACGCACGGGTTTGACCGGCAGAAAGCGATTGAAGCATCGCAGCGTGAATTAGATCAGCTTAAGAACGACCCAGCGACGGCGCGTAGTTTCGGCAGCCTGATAAAGCAGCGGCAGGCACAGCACGATTTACTAACCAGTGGCGCGCCTGTCGGTCCCCGCACCTACGAGGTCAACATCAAGGCCGACCCGGCGCAGATGCTGGACTGGGACAAGTCGATGAGCGCCCAGCCAGAAGTGATGGACCGGATCAGGCCCCTGTTTACCGATTACAGGCTGGCTCCGTCGAACTATCTCGGCGAAAGCGTACATAAGGAGATCCGCGACTTCCACACTGGGCAGGGGATGTCGAAGCCTGCCGCCGCAGAGGCGACAGCCATCGATCTGCGAAGCAGCGGCATCCCCGGCATCAAGTATCTCGACGAGGGGTCGCGCACACTGGCGGCGAGGGCCAACAACCCGCGTAATGCCAACTGGGCCGCCGACGATGCAGCGTTCAGAGCAACGCCGCCGACCAGCAACTACGTCGTGTTCGATCCCGCCGACATCGACATCCTGAAGAAGTACGGCATCGCAGGCGCCGCGGCAGCGCCTGTAGTTGGATCTGCAATGGGGTCGACCTACGATCAGGGCGCCTATCAGGAGCCTGATCCGATGCAGGGAACGCACCAATGAACCCCTACGAATACGACCCCGAGCAGACCGACAGCGTCAATCCCGAAGTCGCGAGGCGGTTCTACGACACCGCGACCAACATGGCGATCCAGCCCGGCGCGGCGCCACTGGCCGCGCCTTCGCCGGACGCGCGCTGGATGATGTCCGCGCTCGCCGCGCAGGGCCGCTACAATCCCGACGAGGGCGCAGCCAATGCGGCGCTGTGGCAGGATCCGAACGAGACAGCAGCCGCACGGCTGCGCGGGCCGTACAACCGTACGCAGCCGAACAGTGCCTTCGGCGACAGCTACCTTACCACCGCGCGCACGCCCGACGCCTCGCCGGCGGCGTACCAGACCGCGGGCGGACCGATCACGCAAGCCGACGTCGAGCGCGGGATCGAGGCGGCGCTGTCGGTGTCGGGCGGCGGGCTGGCCACCAAGGCCGCGAAAGCGCCAAAGGCTGGTAACATAGCGGGAACGATCGACGTGCCTGTTCTTGGTCCGTCCTCGCCGATCAACGCGCCCTACATCTCAAACCCGCAGCGGGTGGCCAATCCCGGCATTTACAAGCGGCCGGATGTAATTGCGGCCGAGGCCTCGGCGAGGGTCGAGCCGGAGCACCCTGCATTGAAGCAGCTGTTCGGTGTTACTCGCCAGGATCTCTACGACATCAGCCAGCAGGGCCGGCGCCAGGGCAACATAGAGACTGAGCTGTGGCAGCCAAAGCGGCCCGGCGCTCCCAACGAGGCTGCGTTGGCGGTGATGAACCCGGCCAACGAGCAGCGCATCCTTGATACGCTCGGCGAGGCGCGCAAGCACCCAGGTCTGGAGCAGGGCATGGTGCCTTGGTACGTGATGGACCCGATGTATCAGCGCATGGTCAAGCTGGTCGGACCCGAGCGTGCCGCGAAGGAATACATGGACTTCAACATGAGCGTGACGCCGTTCAGCGCAGGCTCAAGCGTGCCCTCCGAG